CACAGAACGTATGCGCATCGACTCCGCTGGCCGTGTCACAAAGCCGTATCAGCCCTCTTTTTTCGCATCTGGCAACCAAGGCTTTCAAACAACTGCAAGCGGTGCCACAATAGTTTTAGACACCACTTCTTTTAACGTTGGCAGTCATTACAGCACTAGCACTGGAAGATTTACAGCACCTGTCGCTGGTAAGTATTTTGTTAGTTTTACTTCTTACACTCAAAGTATTGGAACAATGACCTTAAAGAAAAACGGCAGTGATTTTTCCGTGACTGACGTAGCATTTTTGTACTTGCCAAATAACGTTAGTGCCAGAAGCGGAGGGATTTCTGGTTTAATTCACCTCAACGCAAATGATTATATACACTTTGGCGCAAGAAGTAATCAACAGGTTTACTATTATCAGGGCCATACAACTTTTAGCGCTTTTTTAATTGGATAACAGGAGGCAACAATGCCAAGCATTACAATCACACTAACAGACACTCAGCTTAAAGGCTTAGAGTACGCTGCATTATCTCCACAAGATTGGGCTGAAAACGCAGTCACTGAACGTGCAAGAATAGCCAATGACGAGATCGTTCAGATGTACACCAATCGTGCATTAGACGAAGGCGTACAAATCCCAGCGACACGTGAGCTTATTGTAGCTGATGCCTTTACACGAGGCTGGGCTAAGACAGCAGCACAAGTGCAGGCTGAAGCAGAGGCACTGGAGGCACCTTAAATGGCTGGATATATTGGGTCTAAAGCATCAGTAATTAACTCTGGTGTAGAGAATAAGAAAGTTATTACGGCTACGGCTGGACAGACTTCTTTTACAGGCTTAACGTATTCACCTAACAGGGTTCACGTATTTCAGAATGGTGTGCGTCTTGTAGATGGTACAGACTATACAGCTACTAATGGTACTAGCCTTACACTTACAGTAGGCGCTTTAGTAAATGACCAAGTTGTTGTTGTGTCTTACAGTGGGTTCCAGACAAGTGATACTGTATCAGCTAGTGCTGGTGGTACGTTTACAGGAGATGTAAACTTTACTGGTGCATTTACTTCACAAGGCATTGACGATAACGCCACAAGCACTGCTATGACACTGGATGGGTCAGGTAACTTGCTTGTGGGTTCAACCACCTATGACAGTTCACTCGCAGGGCAGTACTTGAGTGCAAACGGTAAATTCTACGCAACGGTTGATGGTAGCGCCGCTGCACGGTTTGCTCGCCTAAGCAATGACGGTGAGATTGTTCGCCTCCTAAAGGACACCACCACTGTGGGGAGTATTGGATCTCACTCTGGCTATATTACTCTGGGTAACGGTGACACTAGCTTAATCTTTGACAGCACGGCTAACAGCATTGAGCCGTTTAACCAAAACGATAGAACATCTGAGGATGCGGCTATTACATTGGGCTGGTCGTCTAACCGCTTCAAAGACCTCTACCTGTCTGGCGGTGTCTACCTTGGCGGCAATGGGTCGGCTAATAAGCTGTACGACTATGAGCAGGGAGTGTTTACTGTCGGCTTTGGTGGCGCAACTATTTCTGCAACTAACACTACGGGCTATTACACTAAAATAGGTCAATTAGTTCACTGGAACTATTATTCTGGCGCTTCCAATATCAGTGGGGCATCAGGCAACGCAATTATAACTGGACTCCCATATACTGTTTTGAACAATGTTAATGCTTACGAACCGTGTGTAACCACACACAATACTTTCTTTGGCGGCAGTGCGACAGCAGGGGTTTCTGGGTTTCAAAATGTTGGCACCACTAATCTAAATTTTGTTTCAACAGGCGACACAGCTGGTACAAGTTTTGTAAACGGTAGCACTAAATACCTAATGGTATCTGGAAATTACCTAACCGCATCATAACCACCCCTGTTGGATCACAGGGTAGTCAGTCCAACCGCCATAAAGGAGATAAACGATGGCACTATCAGAATGCACAGTTGAAGACAAAATTGAGATTGTCGGAGACTTCAAACACATCCAAGTACGCACTGCCACAGTAATTGAACGTGACGGTGTAGAGATCAGCCGCAGCTTTTCACGCCATGTTGTTGCACCAAACGCAGACATCACAGGTGAAAGCGCAGAGGTTCAAGCTATCTGTAACGCAGTGCACACACAGGCTGTCAAAGACGCATATGCAGCGCATCTTGAGGCACAGGAGACACCCTAATGTCAGGCTATATAGGCACACAGCCAGTACCACAGGCTACGCAAACAAGAGACAGCTTTAATTGTAATGCAGGTCAAACAACTTTTGGTACAGGCGGTTATACTCCACAATTTTTAGATGTGTACTTAAATGGTATCTTCCTGAATAATGGAGATGACTATACAGCAAGTAATGGTTCAGAGGTTGTGCTTACATCCCCAGCTTCAGCAGGAGACATTCTAGAGGTTGTTGCCTATACTACGTTTGAAGTAGCTAACGTTTCAGGTGGTGGCATGTTCAAGGGCGACAACGGTACGGTTGGCTCTAGGGCTGGTGATATCTTTCGCATCAATGAGCAAACTCTCAATACAAATACAACGATAGACGCAGATGAGAATGCCTCATGCGCTGGGCCACTAACCCTAGCCACTGGTGTGACACTCACCGTCAACGGCAACTTAACGGTGGTATAGATGGTAGGAACATTAACAGTACAGAACTTGCAGGGGCCGACATCTGGTGCCAATGCGAATAAGGTTATCGTGCCTAGTGGTCAGACATTAGATGCATCTGGTGGGACACTGGTTCCTAGTGCTGGAGCAGTCGTGCAGACAGTAAAATGGAACCCTGTTGTGTCCACAACCACTTCTGTCGCTAATACTGTTTGGGTAGACTTAGCAACAACTTCTATGTCATTTACTCAGAACAACTTGGTTCACGCTACAGGACAGATGGCCGCTAGAAACAACAACACTTCAGGCTGGACTCTCAATTACTTAGCGCTCTATGTGGATGACATAGGATTCATCTATAAGTCGGGTTATAACGGTACTGAAGGTACTAGATTTATAGGCTCCCTAGGTCTTGATTGCAGTTTTATTTGGAGCGTTTCTGGAACAAAGACTGTTCGTATAAAGGGGGCTTCTTACAATGCTACGAGCAGCAGTTTTGGTAATCACGATCAAGACTCAAATAAAACACAAAACGAGTTCTTTACGTTTATGGAGATCAAACAATGAGTACACTCTACGTAGATAATCTCCAGCCTAACTTGGGTAGCCAAGTAGAGATACCTAACTTAAAGCCGTTGGCGGGGTCTGTCATACAAGATGTGGTGGGTGAAAATGACGGGTATTACAATTCCTCGACCACTCTCGTTTACATTGATACCTTTTCTTTTTCTATAAATAACTGCACGGCGGGCTCACATATTATTGTTGAGTGTGATCCTGCGGGTTTGATGGAGAATAGTGGCAGCGTCACTTATGCTATTTTCAAAGGCTCTACTGAGTTGGGTCATACGAGACACAACGGCACTGGCAACAGTGGATGGAGAACAGCCCCCACTATGATACGAGGTACGGATACAAATGTTACTTCTGGCACGAACACATACACAATGAAGATATACAGTACTGGCCCTCATATGTACATCAACTACCCTTACCCATCTGGGTATAGGTGTAACAGTACCTACAGAATGACGGAAATCGCACAATGACCAGCATAATCAAAGTCGATCAAATCCAGACTGCGGCGGGTGGTGTACCTACTGCGGGTGACTTGGGGTTGAATACAACGGGTACAGTTTTGCAAGTGGTTCAAACGTATAATGAAGATAGTTCCCACATCGTAGCTTCTAGCACTGGTCTTGTGGCGTCTGGTATTCAGGCTTCTATAACACCTAAGCAAGCAGGAAGTCTCATACTTGTAAGTTTTAATACTACTATGGTTCACGCACAAAGCTCTGCGTACATTAGAGGCAGAATGTATGTTAACGGTTCGTTTATGGGAAGCCCAGGGCAGTACCATTTAGGTTATCAAGACTATAACTCCTATTATCACCCTTGGGTTTTTAACGGGAAGTACACAGCTACAAATACTAATAGTTTAATGTTTGAACCCTATTACCAAGGTGATGGTAATCTTATGCGTTTGGTACATGTAAACGCCTCTTACGCATTAACTCTTACAGAAATCGCTGGCTAAAGGAGGCCAACACAATGACAACAATTTCAACAGCACTAACAGAACTAGGCGTCACAGAGTGGGTACTCCGTGGAGAGCCTACAACAGAAGCAGAGTTTGGCACTATGTTTGCCAAGGTCACAGGCGCAGACGCTAATGGCACAGCTATCGAAAGCCAAGACCCTGCAGACTGGGGTACAACTTGGGCAGCGGTAGTAGCCAAGCGTGACGAACTCATTGCAGCAGAACCTATGAAGCTGCTTAGAGCAGAGCGTGACCGTCTGATTGCAGCTACAGACTGGTGGGCTGGCTCAGATCGTACAATGACAGCAGAGCAGACAGCGTATCGTCAAGCGCTTAGAGATATAACTGCAAGTGCGACATCACTAGATGATGTGACTTGGCCTACAAAACCGTGAGGTATTAGTTTATGAGCAGCAAGGCACGAGGATTAGCAGACTTAGGTAACGCCTTCGATGATGGTGCCTTGTCGAACCGCAACATAATTATCAATGGTGCCATGCAGGTGGCGCAGCGTGGGACGAGTTTTACTACTGTCTCAGATCAGCAATACTGTCTTGACAGATGGAATCAAGAACATGACACCGCTACGTTTGATCTTGATATTGAACAGGCTAGTGGCCCCACAGAAGAAGGTTTCCTCTCCTCTCTAAAGGCGACAGTTCAAACCACTGCAACACTTTCAGCATCAGGTTACATAATCCCTTTTGAGCAACGCATTGAGAAGACTCATCTGGATCAGTTTTGCTGGGGTACTCCAAATGCAAAGCCTATCACTATTTCCTTTTGGGTTAAGAGCAATCGAACAGGGACTTGCAACCTAGACCTTGTTTTAGGAGTGGCTACAGGTGGCACAGACAGAACAGCAACAAAGCAGTATACCATCAACACAGCGGGTGTGTGGGAATACAAAACTCTGACATTCCCTGCCAACACGACGACATACTCTGGGCAAGCCCCTATTCATAATGGTTTAAGTTTATTTTGGTGGATGATTGCTGGTAGCACCTATACATCAGGTACAACCCCATCAGGTTGGCAACCTCAAGTTGCAGCTGACCGTGCGGTGGGCTGCAGTAACTCAACAACAGTTGGTGACTATTGGCAGATCACAGGCGTCCAATTCGAAGTAGGCGACACAGCCACCCCCTTCGAACATAGGTCGTATGGGGATGAGCTTGCTAGATGCCAGAGGTATTATCAGGTATACAGAGCTAAAGCAGTGTACAATCCTCCTCTTCTGATAGGGGCGATGAGAACTTCAACTGCTTTAGGCTGCACTTTTACACTACCTACCCCAATGAGGGTTTCTCCATCCTTCACCGCAACCAACTCTGCTGCTGCTTGGTATGTTGCTACCTCAACAGATGCTAACGCAAATACAATCGTACTTGCATCGTCTACGCCAAACACAGCGGATCTTGGGCTGACAACCACTACAGGCATTGCTGGACAAGCTGCTAGAGTTTACCCCGTTTTGGCGTCTGGCTATTTTGATTTTGATGCGGAGATATAACTATGGATAGTATGAACATCACGGCGGCTCAGTACCAAGCTAACCCCATTAGCGGCAACAACACCTCCATCAAAGCCACCATCGACGGCACTGAAATATCAGTACCTCTCGACCCAGCCAATCGCCACTACGCAGAGATCATGCGGCAGGTTGAGGCTGGCGAGCTAACGATTGCAGAGGCTGACTAATGTTAGGCTTTAGCCCGCTCGCATCTGCGCCACTAGCGGATAGTGGTGTTACATCTATTGACTATATAATAGATGCAGCGAGTGGTGCGTTTACTCTTGCGGGTCAAGCTGTTACTTTTGATATAGCTAAGGATGCTAATCAAGGTACGTTTACACTTACAGGTCAAGCTGTTACCTTTGACATAGTTAGAGACGCTAATCAAGGCGGCTTTACATTTACAGGTCAAGCTGTTACTCTTACTAAAGCATTAAATGTAGTTGCATCTAAGGGTGA